GTAGCTCTCTTGCACGAAAAATTTACATCTAGACTTCGTTCGTCATTTTTTATTTTAAGAGAAATTACCATTTGATAATGTTCCTTTTACGTTCGGCTGACCCAGTTGTTGATCTCACGGAGATGCCATCTAGGACGCCAATTGATAGACTAAGATTGCATCTGTTTTGATTTGTAATCGTCCACATAGGCGCAGTACTTGGCGGACCTACTTTTAAAATAGTCCCTCTGTACACTTGTGCCGAGTTATTGATCGG